TTGATCAATCTGGCGTGGGGTCATCGTGACTCCAGAGCGGCAGTCAACGCCAGCAGCGCGTCAGTTCGAGTTGCGCCAGTGCCAGTGCCGAGTGGCTCGCCGTCAATCTTGTCGGATGCGATGGCAGTCCACACGCCGTCAATCTGGTCAAGCAGGATGACCTGCCAGCCGTGAACGGCAGCGGCAGCCATTGCTGCGTCTAGTGCTGCAAGTTCAGCGTCCATTAGGCACCGATCCTTCCGACGCTCAACGCTGGGTACACGCCTGCCACATTGGCGGTGTTGAGCGCGCCGCCAGAAGTTTGCACGAGGGTGATGGTCACTTGGTCACCTACAACCAGATACAGGTTGGTACTAACCGACAAGTTGGTTGTACCAGCTGACGCAGCGGACACATTGATGCTGCCCCTAGTGGTTCCGTTTACCACGATTGCAACCTCGCGGCGGCCAGTGGCGTTGGATGCAAACGCGGCATTTGCCGTGACGCAATAGAACCCATCTTGACCAATGTCAATGCTGTCGTTGGCATTATTGAACCAGCCATTTGGATCGTAGGTTTCAATGCTTGGTGTGGAACTTGCAGTGCTAAGTACTGCCTTGGTTGAGGTGTTGTTCGTAAGCGATTGTGTTGCTGTGTGCGAGACACGCGCAACATACTCCGAGTTTGCGCCGTTGATAAATACCTGCGTACTTACGATTTCAAGAGAATTTGAACTAACCAAATAAGTATCTGGTCCCAAAAGGAGATAGTCGGCGCTTCCAGAAGCCAAAGCCAGTTCCCCATTGTCTGCGTAAATGAATGCTGGAAAATAGGTTGCAGGGTTGCTCTTATCGGTAAGAATAAGTTCTGGAAGGCCGTTTGCGACTCGGACTTCTGTTAGGTCAACAGTGCGCGCTGCTGATTGCGTGGCAACCGTTGCAATCGTAATGGTCAACTTCAAGAACGCAGCATCGGCTGGTGCTGTCATTGCCAGCCAGTCTGCATCAGCGGCAGAATAAAGGTCAGGAGCAGTCGCGCCAGTTGCAGTTTGCAGAAGATTAAAGGTGTAGAGAGCGCTCTCAAAGGCTGTTCCAGTTGTAGTGACTCCGTCTGCCTTGTAGAACTGGCAGGTGATCTTAGCGTTGGACTGTGTGCTGTTCGTGCCGTTCTCAAAGGTCGCCTCTGCGTAGAACGAGAACGAGCGAGATGCTGAAGATGCAACAGGGATATAGCGTGTCAGGGTGACGCTCTTCCCTGTAGTGGTGCCGCTTGCCACCGTGAAGCGCAGCACATTGCCAGAGCCAGCGCCAGCGTCCGCGACGACGGCGGCGGTGATCGCGCCTGCGCTGTTCACATCGGTGAATGTCCAGTACGGCAGTGGGTTCTCTTCGGTGATCGTGTCTCCAGCTGCGTCCGGCGGAATGGCGAAGTCGCCGTTGGCTACGCCTGCCTGAATCTCACGCAGCGCGGCAGGACCAAAGAGCAGCGCCGTCTCGCCGTCGCTATTAGTTGAGACTAGGTTCGACCCTTTGTCGTTGTTGACTCCACCCTCAAAGCCGCCAAAGCCTTCTAGGTCCGTGCCGTACTTACCCATCTTAGTCCGCTCCAATCAATGATTTGAGGCCCTTGAGATATCGCCGACGGAAGTCCGCTTCGATGTCGTACTGTACTTGATAGGTGCCGCCTCCTTCTGCAAAGCGCATTGTGACGCTTGCAATAAAGAGAACAGCGAGAGCAAGGTCAAGTTGGCTAGATGTCACTCGAACGTATTGACCTGGAAGCCACGCCTTTGCAAGGTAGTAGAGCGTTCCGGTGGCAAAGCCGCTCGTGATCGTTCCGCTCGTGACGGTCGTGAACGTGAAGGTTGTTGATGACGGAACAGTAGTCACAGTCCAGGTGCCGTTTAGCGCCGTGTATCCAGTAGGTCCAGAAAATAGATTTATCGTGACACTGTCGCCAACCCTAAAGGGATGATCCACGTTGGTTGTGATCGTTGCTGTTGTGCCACTTCGTGCCGCCAGTGACGCACCAGCCGCCAGTGAATAGCCCTGGCTGTAGCCATATGACCAATCAGGATTTGAGGTCTGGTTGATGTTGCCACCGGCAATCGTGAACGACACGGTGCGTACAGGCTTACCGCGCGTCACCATCGTTGCGCGAGCGAGCGAGCCAATGGTTGCGCCACGGTCACTGAGGCTCTTTACCTTTGGCGCGCTGAAGATTTCGTGTGGGAGTGGGCCGTTACGAGCAGCTTGACCTGCACCGTTTCGGCTGTAAGTGCCGGTGTAGGTGCGGAAGTATGGGTCGTTCGTTGGCGCGGTAGGGTAGGAGTTGTTGTTGTCATATCGAGCAATGGTGTCGGCGGCCTGCACGAAAATGCCCTTGACGATTGCGCCGTGATCTAGGTTGACCGTAAGGTCACGCGCAAAGATTGTCGTAGTTTCCGTAGTGCTGCCAGTCCTTACGTTGATAGGGTCAGTCGTGATAAAAGCTGGAGCGTTGGCGATTGTTGGTGCCGCAAGAATTGGACCATAGTTTAGCCGTCCACTCCCATCAATCCAATACCGATATTGAACTTCAGCAATGCCGCCAGCGGCCTCGGCGATCTGATCCAATGCGCTTTGTAGAGTCGTAGCCTTGAATGATTGCTTGCCGATTGTCTGTGCGGTGCCAGTAAAGACCGCGCGCGTAGATCCGCTGATCACTGAGGTGTTTAGGATCTGTCGAGTTGTTGCATCATTCACCTGTGCATCAATCTTTGCAAGCAGCGCGTTGATGTGGTCTCGGTCGGTTGATCCAGCACCGCCCTGCGTGAACGAGTCCATAGAAGACTTGACGGTGATGCCTGTCTTAGGGTTGCGGATGATAGTCTTCTGAAGCCAGCCATCAGCATCTGAGACGCTGACTGTTGCACGCGTGCCGACACCGTTCTCCAATAGTGTGGCTTCAATGTTAGTGATGTATCCAAGGAACAGCGGAACGGTCGCGCTGTAGCGGCTGTCAAAAAACTGCACGCGCGCATTGTCGTAGACGGCACCAGAGCGCCACCACTGTAGATACGGAGTTGGTGTCTTGACCTCAATCACATCGAAGGACATTGACCCACCACCACCGTCGCCAGACATAGTCAGGCTTAGGCTGCCGAGATCAACATAGGGCGTAGTTGTAGCGCTCGGAGCTGGAAGCGCGAGAAGGTCGCCACCGGCTCCTGCGCCTGTGACTCCTGCGATGATCAGCGTGAACGGATTAGCCATTAGTAGCCGCGTCCTTGCCTACGCAGTCGAGTGATTGAATCACTGACCACTGTGTCAACCTTTCCAGTTCCGATGTAGATGTTGCTGGTGGTTGTGCCATCTGTCGCGGTTACTGGTGGCTTATATCCAGAGAAGAACAAGGTTCTAACAAGCTCTGATTGAGAGTCTGTACCAGTCGGTGCGGTGATCAGCGGCGTCGTTCGATTCTTTAGGTCTAGCTTTGTAATAAGATTGCTAAACGCGTCTGCCATTTTGGTTTGGTTGTCGTACGCAACTGCAAAGGCAGCCACTGGAATGACCGCCGCAGCCGCCACAGTTGCAGCAGTTGCGGCGGCTGCTGCAGTTCCAGCAGTGGCCGCTGCTCCACCAGCGGTGGCAGCGGTACCAGCGGCAACTGGAGCGCCAAATCCAAAAAGTTTCTTAATGAAATCTAGCGGTCCGCCTCCCTTAGTAGGGATGGTGTTTGTTAGGACAGTTGCGGCCGCCATCTTTGCACCGTATGCAGCAATTGCTTGATTGACAATAGCGCCAGTAAGGGCGCTTGCAAGCGACGCAGGGATTTGAGCAGCAATGTTTGCAACGATGATTGCGGTGAATGGGTCCATACCACCCTTAACTAGGTTGGCTGTGATTGCGCCCTTTAGACCGCCAAACGCTGCGCCGATGCCAGTGACGAGCAGGGTGATTGACCCACCTGGTCCGAGCAAGCCGTCAGCCTCTTTGCCGATGTCCCCAATTGATTTTGCAAATCCTTCAATAGCCTTCAAGCCCCTAGGGATCAGGCGTTGAAATTCTCGGAACAAGCGTGGCAGGTTCTCTAGGATCTTGTTGACAATGACATCCGCCCACTTCTCTAGCTGCGGCGTATTTGCCTTGATCGTGTTAGAGAACTTCTCGATGTAGGGAGCAAGCCCCTTGAAGAGTTTCGTTAGTGCCGGTAGGAACGCGTCGCCGAAATCTCCCTTGAGCTTATCGACCCCAACAGTCAGTACCTCAAACGATCCTGCAAGTGTATCCGCGTAGGCTGTGGCGCTGCCCTTGGTCTTGCCAAGGATGGCGTTGATTGCCTTGATGCCAGTCAGGCCCTTCTTCTGGATACCGAGCATGCCGAACAACTTTGCGCCGTTGCCCTGGTATGCCTTACCAAGAGCGATGGTCGCCTCCTCTAGCGACATACCGGTAGCGCGCGAAAGGTCAAACGCAGCGTTCTGAATCTTGACCGCGTCAGAATACTTCTTGGTAAACCTTGTGCTTGCCTCTACTGACGCGCGGACCTCGCCGTCGCTGAAGGCAAGTTTCTGCCCAGCCACAATCTGCCTCTCAATTGCAGCTGCAACGGATTCTGTTGCAAGTCCGCGCGCCTTGAGCGCCGCGTTCAGCTTCGCCGTTTCTGCCTGACCAGCAGCCGCCTCTTTAATTGCCGAGATCGTGAGTGCGCCTACTCCTGCAAGAGCGCCACCGATACCGACGGCAAGCGCCTTAAAGTCCGAGCCAATGCTGCCTGCCGTCTTGCCCAAAGCGCCAAGCGCCTTGTTGACGGTCTTAATGTTTTTAGACGCGGCATCACGCGCGCTAATCGTTGCATTGACCTGAACATTAGCCATTGCTTACTCCTACCCTGTGCGCAGGTTGGACATATTGGGGCTGATGCCAAACACTGCGGCATCTTGCCTGAGGCGTTCGTTGCGAGCTGATCGAGCAATCCGCTTAATCTTCTCGCTGGCTTCTACGCGACGCTTGCCTTCAGATTGGAGAGGAGTGAGTGGGCCGACAAAGTCCGGCCTGTTCCATTGCTTAAGCGCTTGCTCCTGCTGGAACTTAGTTGCCGTACCGTTGGCATACTCAATCTCTAGACCTAGTACCTTGGCGCGCATCGCCTCATCGTTAAGCAAGAGCACAATGGTCTTAGCCATCGCGTCCTTGGCTAGTTGGATATTAGCCTCTACTGCCTCAATGACGAAGTTGCTGCCACGAGTTCCTGGGTGCTCAATGAACTTGCGGTCGGAGAACATATTGCCAGCCGTGACTCTAGGGATGGTGTGTGGCTTAACACCCTTGACCACGAACCACGCGTACCACGCGTACTTCTTGCCGGCTACTGGACCGACGATTGCGCCAGGTCGAGTGATGCGCGAGCGACGGCCGCGCACGCTCTTGGCCAGTCCGCCGAGGTCTCTAGGAGCCTTCTCGCGTACAGGCTTTGCAAGGGCGCGAGCGGCGTTCACCGTGGCGAACTGCTCCAGCTTGCGAACGCCCTTCCAGCCAAGAGAGTTAAGGAATGCCTTCTGGAGCGCCTCGGCTTCGCCGCGCACATTGCCCCTGAGTTCAATCTCTACGGCAGCCTTAGCCACTTACTTGCTCCTTGGTTGAATCTCGCAATACAGACTCCAATAGGTCATCAGGTCTTCAGCAGTTGCGGTCTTTAGTATCTCCCAAGGCGGCACACCGTAGGCGGTGCCAAGTGTGTGCGCGATGATCTCTGGGCTGGTTACCACAACTGACTGTCCGATTGACAGCCGCTTGGCTTCCAGCCTTACGCGTTTGGGAGTGCTGAGATCGCGGTTGCCCACTTCTCCATTGCTGCCGTAATGGCAGCGACTGGAGCGTCAAGGATGTCATCGGCGGCATTGCCATCGATATCCTTGAAGTTGTGGCTGACAACTAGCCTAGCGAAGGCTGCGAACTGGACGGCCGTGTCGCCTTGTAGTTCGATCAAGATGCGAGCGCTTACATTGCGTCGCAGCTCAATCGTCCAACCGGCATACACGCCGTCTAGTTCAATCTTTACCGTGTCCATATTGACCCTCCTACTAGCGCACTAGGCGCTGCTCTTTACGGTGCGACCGCCAAAGGCGAGTCCACAATGATCTCAAGCGACTTGCCTGAGGTCACATCATACGCTAGGCGGCAGGTCACTTCATTGACCACTACGCCATCCTGATCCGCTGAGAGTGGCACGACATTCTCAATCTCCCACGAGCCGAGAATCCACACGCCGTAGTTATCGGCAGTGGTGCCGTAGAGGCGCAGGTACTTTTGCGTGGCGATGTCGGTGATTGGGAATGAGGTGGTGGCTGCTGAGTTGCTCGCTACCGTGAAGGTGAGCGTTGCATCAAGCACGCCAGTCAGCGCTGCGGTGGCGGCCGTCAGGCTGCCATCAAGCGCCGTGATCATCCCAACGCCAGTCGTTACCGACAGGCTGAAGTTGTAGATCGAAGCGTAGTCGGTTGCGCCTGTGCCGCTCTTGTCTGGGAAGTTGGTGTCGGTGCTCAACTTCATCAGGCGACCAGGCATCATTGGGTTTGCAGGAAGCGCGGTTCCAAAGGCAAGCGCCGATGAGGTGACCGTGGTTGCCGCAAAGGTTGCGCCCATCTGGAGAAGGCCGTTTGCATCTGCCGAGAATGTGATCTCCGTTGGCGCTGCATCTCGAACGAGATACTTCTGTACGCCGTCGGTCACAAGGAACGAGTAGAACACGAGCGTGTCTACATCGCCCTGCGTTGGCGACCAGGTCCAGCTGTACGGCGAAGCCGTGCCAGAGGTGCTTGCGCCAATTGCGTCAAGGACGAGTGGAAGGGTTCGGAGCGATGCAGGACCCTCAGCAATCGTGAGGACTGGTGCTCGTCCGGTGATGACTGGCTGGCTCGCCTGAATGGCGGTGCGCTTGCCAACTGAGATCGTCTCTCCCATATCGACGGTAACGCCCAAGTCGAGCGAACCGATTGTCTCGCTGAACAGAATCTCGCCAAGTGCCGTGCCGAACGAAGCGGCCGTACCGAAACCGGACTGCGACGCAGTAGCGATTCGCGTCAGAGCCTTTGCGCCGTAGGTTGCCATCTCTTGCTCTCCTTGCTCTACGCGGTGAACGCCACGGTGTCAAAGACCGTGACTTCCGCAACTGCTTGAACCGTCAGGTAGTCCTGATCGGCATAAGTATCTGTGCCGAGTGTAGTGCCAGTCACAGAGACCTGAACGGCATTTCCACTAATCGTCACAGCTCCGTCAAAGGCTGTTCGCAGCCAAGCGCGCCAGGTGTACAGGTCGCGGTACTTCTCGTCCATCCGTGGGATTGGGAGCAGGTACACAACCACATTGACACTCAGCACTGTTGAGCGGTTGCCGTTGCCAACGCTGATCTGGTCGCCGCCTGGGAAGAGCACCGCGCACGGTGTGACTGGCAAGCCTTCAGGTGGCGTGGCGTAGACCTTGCGAAGTGAGTAGCCGGTAGGCGGAGTAGCCGCTACTAGTCGAGCGGCAATGGCATCAAGAATGGTCAGGTCGGTCATCGCGCCAATCCGTTGCGCTTGCGGTACGGCTCAAGGATAAGTGCAGCCTCTGGGTGCAGGGCGCGGCTCATGCGGAGGATGCCGCCAAGGTCAGCCGATCCGATCACGCCGAATGGCGCGGTGCGGCTGTTCCAGACAGCGCCAGCCTGAATGATCTCCGCCTGCTTGACCGCAGCTGGAACGCTAGGGAAGCCGAACACGCCGACCACCTTCACGCCAAGGTAGACATCCTTAGGGAAGTTGCGCGGCCATGTGACGCTCGTGTCGATCTCGGTGTATGGGAATCCATCCAGCGCCGCATTGCGCGGAGCCAGCACATAGTCGGTGCCAGCCGTCCAGGTGGTCTCGTAGGTGCCGTTCGCGTCATCGTCTGTCTGGAGCGTGGTGACGCTGACGAGATCGTCGGTCAGCACATACTCGTAGTCCTCAGCCGTGTAGTAGCGCGTCTCGGTCGCCGTGCCGAAGCCGGTCTTGCGGTCGCAGTACAGATCGATCAGTGTGTCGGTTGCGTCCAGCACAGACTGAAGCGCGCCATCATCCGTGCTGTCCGTAATGCCGACAGCAGCCTTGAACTCTGACAGTGATGCGTAAGACATTAACGGCCTCCTGTGTGTAGGTAGGTTACGACTTGCGTTGATGACGCTACTACGCCGTAGAGTTTGTCAGCCTCTGGCAGCCAGATCGTTACGGTGGTTCCCTTGTGCAGTTCCATACCGGTGGAGGTGGTCACGGCTGCATCACC